GTGTAGTTAAGCTGCATTTTTTTCTTCCTTTCCAACAATGGCATTCACAAGCGCCGACCACTCCAGCGGCAACTCATGCGGTACGGAGTAGCGTGATTTCGCGATAAATGCGGGGCGCTCTGAGGTGAACAGAACTCGCTCACCAGTGCCTACGGCGCGTGTGATCTTGCGGCCAAAGCCGCCATCAATTTGCTTGGTCGCCGTGCGGTAGTTGGCAAAGCCGATCAGGTCAGACGCCTCCATGCACAGGTCGCCCGCCTTGCGGTGGAGTTTAATTTCAAACCTGTCGTAGGGTTCACCGGCAGGGTCATCAAACTTGCGAATGTGCGAGTGCGCGATCATCACAACCGCCATGCCGCGCTGCTTGCGAAGTGCCGCAACGCCGTTCAAAAACCGTCGCCAGAAGTCGAGTGCGAAGACATAGCCTTTGCCATATCCAGCGTCCTCGATACTCTTAAGACCCTGCACTTCGCAGACCTTGGCCCAGACCAAACTCTCCAGCCAATCAAGAGAGTCGATCACCAGCGTCTTAAAGTCGTGGTCTTCTTTGACCAGCGTGCCAAGCTGCGCCTCAATGGCGTCGTAGCTTTCCGCCAGCGGGAAACGATCAGCGCCAACAACGCCAGCACCGTCTTCGGTTTGAATGAAAATAGGTTTCGGGGCATTGCCTGCGAAAGTCGTTTTGCCGACGCCAGGTGGGCCATAGAGCAAAACAATTGGCGGGCTAAGACTCTGCCCGGAAATGATATCTTTCAAACTACTCATCTTCTTCTCCTTCTGCTGCGATCTCGCCCCACCCTTGGCATCGGTCGCACTCCGTCCAGCGGGTGCGGTAGCTTTGCCAAGGGCCGTTGTTGTTAACTCCGCCGTGTGTGATTTCTTCCTCAACGCGGCCATGCCCTGCGCAATCCGGGCATTCAATAAATTTGCAATCTCTTTGCGGATGGCGCAGCAGACCGCAGTCTGGGCAGATCATTGCTTTGCCTCTCGCATCAGCGTCAGCAAAGTTTCTTCGCGAAGCACATAAAGGCGCGGCGCACGATCCTGGCGAACAACGAGTAGGTCGGCGTCGTCTTGAGCCAGTGAATCCATCAGAAATTTGAAACCGGATTTTTTACGTTTGGCCTCTACTGAAAAACCTTCCAAGCGAAGGTCGCCAGCGTAGTCGTCGCCAAGCTGGTTTTTGTAAGCGCCAGAACCAAACACGCGGGCGCAGTCGAAGCCGTGTCCCTGCCAGAAATCAGCAGTCTCTTTCTCCAACTCATAGCCGCGTTGCTTGTTGCGGGCGCTCACTGAAGAAAGTCCTCAAGCCCAACCTCGCCCTTTGTCACGCGCTGAATGTCAGCAAGCGTTTGCAAAGACGGGCGCTTCACGCCGTTGCACAGCATGGATACGAAACCCTGACTCACCGCAATTTTTGCGGCAAATTCGGCCCGCGTGATGTCATTGGCGGCAAGATAGTCCGATAAAGTCATGCTGGCAGCCCTAACTGTTACTCACAGTTATGGCTAGTAACTGGTTGACTAGATCGCACGCAATCGGTTTAACTGGCAGTAATAAGCACTAGAAGGCATTTAAACCATGACCATAGGACTGTGCTTACGCGAAGCGCGCAAAAATGCGGCCTTATCTGTAGACGCGATTTCGGAAAAATTAGATGTGTCAAGCGCAGCGTATCGCCGCTACGAGCGCGACGAGGTTTCGCCGCAAGCGTCTATAATTTTACGGCTGGCCGACCTGTATGGCATCTCAACTGACACGCTTCTGCGTGGCGCTGCGGATACATCTGACACACCGCGCCAAGTCGTGGAGATGCAAGTGGGACAAGGCCAAACGCTGTCGATCACGATCAACGCCGCGGTCACTCCAAGCACAATAGACGAGTAAAAGTAACCACAGCGATTGCCGTCTAAAATTAGTGCGTTGAATTATAACTAGCAGTCACATTATGATGTTCTTCCGTAACTAGGAGGAACACATGACCAGAAAATTATCATTTTCCGTTCGCGACCTCGTGATGGTTCACGATTGGCTTGACGACCGTCTGCGTTTTTTGTCAGACGAGGAATCGTATAATTCCGAAATCATTGCTCTCGGCCATGCTCTTGGCACCGTGCGCGAACAGATCGCGGAGGCCAAAGATGCTTAAACATTGCCTGAGTGGCCTGTGCCTTGCCGTCTTTATCTACATGCTAATTTTAAGCGCCTGTTTTTTCGATGGCAGCGCGTGCGTGGTGGGGTTGTGATGCCCGCCCTGCTGTCCACAAAAGAAGCAGCGGCCCACCTGTTTGGGGAAGCTACCCGCAAGACCGAGCAAATTGTTCGCCGCATGATTGCTGACCAAGAACTGGCAGCGCGTCGAATTGGTCGCAAATTCTACATCCCGGCAGCAGAGATCGAGAGATTGGGGCGGGCTGATGAACTTTGATGATGTTATGGAAAGAGAAATGGTGCTGATGACCGCGCGTGATCTCATCACAGGAGATCGTGCGAAGGCTTACGGCAACGCAAAAGACAATCTGCAACGCACGGCGACTATGTGGGGCGTCGTGCTGGGCATCGAGGTGACGCCGCGCCAGGTGGCCGATTGCATGATTGCGCTCAAGCTGGCGCGGAACGTCAACGAGACCTCGTTCGACTCATACGTCGATGTTTGCGGGTATGCCGCCATCGGTTGGGAGTGCAGTGATGGTGATTAGATTTTTTCGCCGCCTGATGCTGCCGCCGCCACAAAAACACCCACCGATACGGAATGCGCATTATTTGGCGCTGCATATTGGCGAGGCAACCAGTAAGGCAGGCTATTCTCTGTGGCGCTGACGCCGAAGCAAATCGCGCTGCGTGAAACAGCTTGTCGCCTCTACTATCAGGAGCGCAAAAGCACAGCAGAAGTTGCGCGTCTGCTTGATGAGCCAGAATCTACAATCTGGAATGTTTTAACCCATTGCACTGATCGGCACCGGCTGGGTCGGGAAAAATTCACGCAACGCGTCGTTAAGCGTCTGCTGAATTTTTAGAGCCTCTTTTCCGTCTGCACAGCTAAACGCCAGCGTGCCATCAGCCCAGTAGCCGTCGCCGTCTAAAATCAAATCGGCGCTGCCGTCTTCCCGCATTATCACTTTGGTAATCATCCCAAACTCCTTCTGCACCACTAAGGCTAGCGCCTGAGTGTGCGCAGAAGAAGTTTCAATTTCGCAAACGCGCGACTGCAATTTTAGACGTTTAGCTTTGATTTTCTCGGATTGATTTCCTCGCGGTCTATAGCGCGATAGAAACTCAACCCAGCGGCAAAACTTGCAAAGGTCTGATGATTGACCAATTCAAGAATCCGCGCGCGCATAAGAACGCGCGTGCGTTTATCTGGGCTGTCGGCGTCATCGACAAAGCCCAACTGATGCGCGTCGTTCAAGGTGTTGATGACTGTCTGCACCGAAATCGCCGTGCGCCGCGCAAACTCGCTGCGACTAGGCGTTTCGCCATGTAGATATGCGTTTACTAACGCCAGTCCCAGCACAATCCGATTCTTTGTTCCGTACCAAAATCGATCTGCCTCATCGTTCTGATCTGGTGCTTGGTTTTCCTTGTCGCGCCGGAATTGCATCATATGTTCGTGTGTATCTAGCCAACGAAGCACGAGACTGTTTTCGATCTGTTCGCGGGTTACCTGTCTTTTTGCAATCCAAGTGTCGAGGTCGTCAAAATCTTGAAGATCGTCTTTCACTATTTTTAAAGACATTTTTGATTCCTTTAAGTTACTCACAGTTAAAACCTTAGAGTCGAAAGTCGCCAGACGCAATCGCGCGGTGCGTTGCAGGCACCGCGACCTCGCCTTTGGCTTCCATGATTGAAAAGCGCCGCGCGTACTGTCTGCGCGTAAAGTCTGCGCTCGAATGGCCCATGAGGTCGGCAACGCGGCCCCAATCTGCGCCATACTCTTGCAGCAGCCGCGTGGCGTAAAAGTGCCGCAAGTCTATTGGCGAGATAGGGGTCACATCGCCGCAACCTTCTGCGCGACGTTGCTGGTTGAAAATTGCAAGAAACGGCTCAACGTGGCGCTGAAACTGCTCAACCCTAAAATGATCAGCGCCGTTCTGCGGTTTGCCGTCAACCTTTGGGAAAACAAAGTCGTCGTCTTGCGATGCGCCAGAGCGGACCCGCCAATCGCGCAGCATGACGACCAGATCAGGCGGCAGAGGAATGTGACGGTCGCGCTTGGTCAGCCCTTTGTCCTTTTTAGTGTTCTTCACGCCGCCATTGACCCAGCCGTCCTTGGCTTTGCGCCGAGACACGACCACATGCACCCACGGATATTCGCCGCGCATGTTTAGGTTGCGCCAACGCAACGCAGTGGCCTCGCCGACATGAACGCCGGTCATTGCCAAAAAGTTTGTCATCACGCCAAAGCAGCCCGGCATGACCTCAAGCGCGTGGGCGCACATGGCGCGGAAGAACTCGCGGTCATAGTCGTAGTTGCTGGACTTGGCCTCGATCTCTTCTTCCGTGGCAAGATGGTCGGTCGCATAGATGCTGATCGCCGTCGCTGGATTGTGACCAAGAATCCGCTTTGCGACGGCTGGCTCAAGAATGTTCGCCAGCGCGTTCTTCTTGTTGTTCTGTGTTTTTGTCGCCTGTGATCCAAACCTTGCGACAAACAAGCCGACAAAGTGCGGCTCATCGTCAACCCAATCAGTCAGAGGGCGATCACCAAACACATCAACAAGCTGCCGCTTGTAAGTCTCGCAGTTTTCGTACCAGTGCTGCGCGATGCTGCCGCGATCTCGCAAAGCAAATTGTTCGGCAATCCAATCATCTGCCAACTGCTGAAAGGTAAGATCGTCTGCCGACCGAGGAACTGGCTCTGCTGCGATGCCTTCTTCCAAGCGCAACAGTTCGCGTCTGGCTTCAAGCGGCGGGTTTTTGGGGTCGTCTGGGTCAACGTCATAGGTTGCGATGACGCGCCTTTGCACACCTTTATATTCGAGCAGTCGCCATTTTGGCACTGCGACACCCTGATAATTACGTCGATTTTGTTTCGTTATTGCGAAGCGCATTTGATTTCCTTTTGTGCTTGTGAGGCAACAATAGAATAACCAATGGTGATAATTCAAGGCACCAAAAAAGACCCAAGGCACCATAGTTGGTGCCTTGAACGCCAAAAGTGGTGCCTCGTAACCTGAAGAGCAAAATTTTAGACATGAAAAAAGCGCCTAACCCATTGGAAAGGCGCTTGTTTCTTGGTTGCGGGGGTAGGATTTGAACCTACGACCTTCAGGTTATGAGCCTGACAGTTACAATACCTGTAAC